CACTTCTGCCTTGGTGAAGGTCTCAGATTTGAGATAGTAGTACACCAAATTCTGTGTCGATGGTGTAATGAAGTTAGCTATCAAGGCATCCACCTCGGTCTTCGTGTAGAAGTTTGCCACGGCAGCGGCGATGGCTGCGTTCATCTGTGTGGTGGTGCTGTATGCCGACAGTGCGGTGTTGATGGCAGCGTCTGTCTGCTGGCTGGTATAGTAACCGCTCAGATCGATCTCTGTCGAGCCGATCTGCTCCCATGAATAGGTGGTGGTTCCCTGGTCGGTGGTGGCGATGGTGATAAACTCGTCTTTGACGTTCTTGGTCTGCGGGTTCGTCGAAGGCACGAGATAGATTTTGTTCATCGTGTCGGCACTGGCCGTCGGCAACTCTGCGACACTCTGATAGGTGAACTGCTGCACGGCTGCGATGAGCGCGTTGACCTCACTCTTCGTGAATGTCTCGCTCTTCAAGTAATAGTACGTGAGATCGTTCACCGACTTAGTAATGAAATCAGCAATCAGCGCATCCACCTGCTGCTTGGTGTAATACGACAGAAGGGCCTGCACGATGGCAGCAGACATCTGCTCGGTCGTTGAGTAACTGGCGAGTGCAGAAGCGATGGCCGCGTCGGTCTGCTGACTGGTGTAGTAACCACTCAGGTCGATCTCGGTTGATCCTATCTGCTCCCATGAGTAGGTGGTCGTACCTTGGTCGGTTGCGCTGATGGTGATAAACTCGTCTTTCACATTCTGCTGCTGCGGATTGGTGGACGGCACCAAATAAATGATGCCCATCGTGTCGGCAGATGCCGTCGGCAACTCCGTCACACTCTGATAGCGAAACTGCTTAATCGCGGCGATGAGCTGCTGAATTTCCGCCTGGGTGTAGGTCTCACTCTTCAGATAGTAATTCGTGAGGTCATTCACCGTCTTGGTAATGAAATTTGCGATGAGCGCATCCACCTCCTGCTTAGTATAGTAATTTGCGATGGCGGTATTGATGGCCGCACTGATCTCTGCGTTGGTCTGAGCCTTCGTGTAATAGTTGCTCAGGTCGATGGCGGTCTCGCCTATCTGCTCGAAGTAGTAGATGATGCCGGAGCCCTCGTCGCGGGTGAGGGTGATATACTCATCCTTGATGTTGCCGCTCACAGCATGGGCCGAAGGCACCAGATAAATAATGCCCATCGTCTCGGCTGAAGGTGTTGGCAACTGATCCACCACCTGATAGCGGAACTGCTTGATGGCTGCAAGCATCGCATTAATCTCCGTAGCCGAATAGGTCTCACTCTTCAGATAGTAGTTGATGAGCGATCCCTGTACCTGTTGGATAAATAGGCGCAGAGCTGTGTCATCCTGCTGGCGGGTCTGTGCCTCCGAGTCGATATGCTGCTGAAGCGTAGTGTCGGCCTGTTGGCGGGATTGCTCCTCGCTGTCGATGTTGGTTTGTAACTGCTGCTCAGCCTGCTGAGCACGTTCGGTTTCGGCGGTCAAGTCCGCCTGGGGGGTTGAGTTGTTCAGAATCTCCTGAACTTCATCTCCTGATTGTGAAAGTCTGTAATCTGCCATGATTCTTATTCTTTTTAGTTATTACTGTTTGCATTTGCAATAGCCTCGGCCAGTGCATCGGCACTCTCACGAAGCACATAGATATACTCATCGTTGCGGGTGACGAGCGGACGGTAGATGGTGTACGGCTCGCCATGCTCTGGCACGACCGTCTCTGTTGCCACCAGTCTGAGATACTTCGCTGCGATGTCGGGCTCATCCGTCCATTCGTAGCGCACGTCGTGTCCTTCACTGTCACACTTCGGACAGACAATTAACTGCGGACAGGGGGTAGCGGCCACAAAACCGATAATCTGCTCGTCCACTTCCTGACGGCGGTTGTCAGGGTCGCAATCGGTGTCGATGGCATACCATACAAACCGAGACACCAGCTTTCCGACCATCGGTGTGGTGTCGATTACCATGACATACTCGCCATCGGTGCCATAGAGCATGTCTGACTTCTGAATGGTCAACTTATTACCGCGCATACCATATACAATCTCCACATAGAAGTCGCACGCCTCCATGTCGAGATGCTTGTTCTGAGAGGTAATAATGGCTTTTACCTTGTCGCCCTTTTGGAAAATCTTCAAATCTGCCATATCTATTATGTTTTTGGTTCTTACTTCTTCAGCAGGCCGTCGATCACGTGTTTGCGGTTCTTTCCGAAGTCGGGATGGACGAATGACACGTGTACCCAACAGGAGCCAGTCTTGGGGTTTTTCTCCCAAATCAACTGATCGAAGGGCAGGTGCTTCCGGATGTACTCAAACCACTTGCGGCCCTTCTGGATGTCACCGTCGATGCAGAGGTCAGCGGCCTGCCCCGTGAGATGCTGTGAGTTAGATACACCTCCAACGGCTTTGTTCAGCTGCTGACAGCGGAATCCGCTGCCTATCTTGATGGGTTCGCCCATCGCCTTGCGCAAGGGCTCCAGCACGTAGGCTGCAAGATATACGAGGTTCACCATCTCGCGCACGGATGGCTTATTGTTGATGCCCTTATCCTTTGCGGTCTTCGAGGCATAAAGTTCTTCGATTGTGAAGTGCATAGTGATGTTGGTCTCCATAGGCTAAATGTCGTTTTCGGGGTCGATGTCGTGCTTTTGCTTGGCTGTCGTGGTGTCGTCGCCTTCAGGTGTCAGGTCTCGCGTTCCTGTTTCGATGTGCTGAAGATCGTCTTCAAGGATCGAATTATCGACATCAAAGTGCCTCGCCGTCTTATCTATTAAGACCTTCGCCAACATCTTCCAGATGCGGGCGTGCTTGTCGCCAGGCAGTCGGCATGAAGCCTTGTTCTCAGCGATACTCAACATCTGCTCCGCGCACACCACACCTGCCGCGATGTACGACACGGGTACGTCGATATGTACGAACACCCATCGCTCAACGCAATAGGCAAGGATGATGATGACAAACCGCTCCGTCAGCGTCGGGATGACGTTGCGGAACTTATAACTCATGAATTTCGCCTCCTCGCGCTTCTGCTTGGGGTACATGATATGCACGCGCTTGTCGAGTTCGTAGGCCGACCATGCGTCGTAAAGTACAAAGAGGGTGGCGATGATGATGAGCGGAAAGGCTGGCTCGAATTTGCCAACTATCCAACCGATGACACCGCCGAATGTGAGTGATAACCACTCGAATGCTCTGATTTCCATTTTTACAAAGTTTATAAATCTATAAACCAAGCAAAAACGGGTTTAGGGTTTACCGAAAAAAAAAGAAACTCCTTCCTCACGGCAGGAGTTTCTTAAGATACCACTTTCCAAGGATGATAATTCCAACGATCACCAACCCGTAAAGTAGGATGTTCGCCAGGTGAATCCGCGCCTGCTGCCACCAACTTAGACCACTGCCGTTTACAGGTGTCTTCTTTACGCTGATGGAGTCTTCGCGCACGGTAACCGCCTGGATAGAATCATAGCGCGACTGCCAACTGCTGTCAAGTTCAGATATGGCAGTTTGTAGACGTGACTCAAATTCGCGCGTCAGTCGCTGCTCAATAATCTGTTGCTCACGACTAATGTCACGCGAGATGGTGCGCTGTTCCTGTCTGATCTCTCGCCCAAGAGAATCAAGCGTCGTTGTGACAGTCTCCGTGATCACTTCATGCTGTTGTTCCGACTGCTTCTGTTGCGACACGTACTGATTCATGCGCTCGCTCCATACAGAATCCATCTGCTGCTGTATCGACCTTATGCGGGTGTCGATCAGCCGCTGAATATGCGTGCTGTCGGATTTGTATAATGAGTGGGCGTTTTCAGTTACCTTCGTCGTGGTGCAACTCGTAAGCCAGCCGACGGCCAACAGGATAACAAAAAGCCAGAAGCCCCACCAGCAGCAGCGGTAAGAGGCTTCTAAAGAGTCGAGTCGTTTCATACTACTCAGGCTTTACGAACTTTGTGCATACCTCGATGATGGCAGCACCCACCACAACGATGGCTGAATTGATTGCCGTGGCATTTTCTGGGGCGATGTAGGTCACGATCGCCACACCGATGGTCTGAAGGGCACCAACAATACCAGAGACCAATGCAAAAACTTTCTTACTCATACTTTTATTGTTTTAAGGGTTAATACACTATACTTTCATTACCCCGTCTGGGGATTACCGATTACGTTTTAATTTCTCCTCCAGCATCTCGATTCTTCTTTGCGCTGATCTAAGTTCAGCCGTCAGCTGAAGGTTGTCACATTTTAACTCAGCAACGAGATCATTGAACGTCTTTGCAGATGATCCGTTGATATTGTTGCACTGACAGACTTTGCGCACCTCCTGTTCTTCTTTCTCCTTGATCCATTCGCGCCTGTGTTTGGCAAAATGTCGGTTGATAAGCCAGACGGCTATCACGGCCAACGCAATCCAGATGTACCAGTACTGCCATGTTGTGTCGTAGCACCATATTCGCATTTGCAATAGCGGGTTGTCTGTTTCAATATGTGTCATAGTTCCTAATATTCTTGATAACAAAAATAATTGAAGAGTGAAGAATTACCCCTCACTCTCCGATTGTTGCCGATTATCGGCGAATGTTCCATATTGCATCAACAGAGCCGTTGAAGAGCACATCGACGTTTGCTCCTTGCTTCTTGTCGATGATGTCCCACGCACGCAGTTGGATGAACTGAGCAGCTGACAGGTTCATTTCGTTCATGTACGCTTTGTCGGCAATGGCTCGCTGACGTTCTGCCGCCTCGCGCTGCTGCTCCATCTCCTTCTTGCGCTGTTGCGTCTGTGCTGCCTGGATAGCGGCTGCGGTCTGATTCATCTCGGCCATCTGGTCTTTGTTCGGATGAGCCGCGCCCGTTGTCACGCTGCAAATGATGATGGGGAACTCCTTGTCGCGGCTCAGCTTTTCAACGTACTTCTTAACGTCGGCGATGATGGTCGAGTCGATGCGGTTCAGTATCTCGCGGTTGCTTATCAAGTCGAAAGGCGAATATCGGCTGACCTGCTCGCGCGTCTTGTTGCGGTAGAACACTTGGATGTTGTTCTTATACCAGTCCGTGCCGTAGTTCTTCATCAGTATTGGCGACTTGCCTTTCTCAATCTGAATGTTGATGTAGGTGTTGAAGTCCAACGGCGTGTTGTCGTTGCTGAAGATGTCGTCAAATGATTCGTCGAAGCGCACGGGCACCGTCTTGAAATACTCCACCGACGTGCTCCATACACACCACGTCAGTCCGCTTTCCACTGCGTCATCGTCCACACCGCCATGTCCGAAGAACCACGGCTTTTTAATCAGCACGGCTTCCTCGTCTGCGTCGGGTGATGCCATGTGGCACGATGTCATTGACAATGTTACGATCACTGCGGCCAATAGGCCAAAAATCTTTCTTTGTTTCATAGTTCCTTTTAATTTTGTTTGTTAATAATATGAAGGGCTTTCACCCTCGTTAAATCCTTTAATCCGTTATCATTTATTCACTCACTCTCCCCTCCGCAAGGTCAAACCCGTAGAGTGCGTCGAGCAGGGCGTGAACGAGGTCAATCTTGTGCGTCGGCTGGGGGCCTCCCTTCACGATGCGGCGCAAGTCGCTGCTGCTCACCTCGGCGGCGCAGTTGCCGAAGCACCAGGGCCACAGGGGCGACATGGAGAACTCTATCCACGGCTCCTTGTCGAGTATCATGCTCTCCAGTTCGGCGATGCGGGGGTTCTGCGTCAGGGCGGTCTGACTGACGGGCACCACCATCTGCTGTATCACGCCAGCGATGTCGGCTGCCGTTGCCTGCGGGTTCTTCTTCTGGAGGATGGTCTGGAGCCACGCCTTCAGTTGGTTAATCGGCTGAATGCTCTGGGCGGGGTCGTAGCCGAAGAAGCGGATGTCGATGTCCCCGCGGTCGTCGAGGGCTCCGAGTTGGTTGATACTGAGCATAGAGTCAAACACTTCACCGGGACATTTGTAGAGCCAGCCCTGCTCCACCCACTGCTCGTAGAGCGGACGGTTGGGGCTCTTCTTCATCGTCTCTTCCAGCACCCACGCCACGGCATCGGCAAAGAAGCGGCCGCGCATCGTGTCTGATGGGGTGTAGTTCACGCCCAGCGTCACCATGGCGTAGAGGTCGTCTCCTTGACTGAAATCTAAGCCACAAAACACCCGCCAGCCGTCCTGATAGTGGCAGTCGGTGATGCGCTTCGCCACCTGTAGCGGTCGTATCTTGTCGCCCGTGATCCACTTCGTCACCTTCCCGCTCGAATACACATTGAACAGCTTGGCGATGACCGCGCCCGTGTCGCCGTCGCGCTGCGCCTTGGCTATCTGGTCGTCGTAGAACTGGTGCTGCACGATGACGCCCAGCATCGGGTTCACCTTGTGGCGCACGGTCTTGTTCGTCAGCAGGTACTGCTCCTCCCGCTGCCATGCGTCGAGCTCCAGCAGCAGCGTCATCGTACGGTCGTCGGTCAGCACGGGCTGCACCTCGCCCTTGGCAATGCTCAGCTCGCGCTCCAGCATACCGTGAAGGCCGTCGAGTATCTGGATGAACGGCCCCTCGGTGATGCGTCCTGCCGAGGTCATCGTCACGCTCAGCGGTTCGCGCCTCGGACCCATCGACGACTCGATTACGTCCACCAGCATCTTCATGTCGCTCTTGCCGTTGGCGTAGGGTGCCGCACCGAACTCGTCCTTCAGGCAGAGCTGGGCAAACCATCCATCCTTGAACTTGCCGCCTGCCGTCATGGGTCGGATGCTGGCGGTCGAAATCTCGCTATATTTGTCGCGCCACGCTGCCAGGCTCTCGGTCAGTCGGAAGCGGTTCTCAGTGTCGAGTCCACTCAGCAGATATTTGATGCGTCGGAAGATGATTTTCGCCTGGTCTTCCGAGTTGGCACAGCAGAAGCCCTCCATGTTGTAGTCCTCGAAG